TGAGAATCCTAAAGATACTGTTGGAATTAAGTTTGCGACTCCTGCTGATGCTCGTAAGACTGTTGCAAAAGTTAAAAAGATATCTAAACCGTTTGCAAGGAAAATCCAAATCTTAACAGTTGGAGAACAAAGAGCAAAAGTTATGGGTAAATCACAAGTGGCATCTATATTTAAAAAAGGTAAAGAAGCAATAAGGAGGGGAAGAAAATGACAGATCCATTAGTTATAGTACAAAAGATACAAAGGATTTTAAAAAATAGTCAACAATCAATAAGTGAAACTATGATGTCGGGGGGTGTTGACAATATGGAAAAATATAAATATATGTTAGGACAGGCACATGCCTATCAATTAATCTTACAGGAGATCTCTAACCTGCTAGAAGAAAAGGAGCAAAAAGATGAGCAAGGAACCGTTATTAAACTCGGACAAAGAAGTACCGAAAACTAAATCTGCATTATTAGATAAATATCAAAAAGAGGAATCTAAGAGATTAGATCCAGAAAGTATTCAATCAGTTATTGATGAACTACCAACACCTTCTGGATATAGACTTTTAGTATTACCTTTTACACCAAAAGAAAAAACTAAAGGTGGTATTATATATTCGCAAGAGTCTTTAGACAAAGCAAGAATAGCCACAAATTGTGGATATGTTTTAAAAATAGGACCATTAGCATATCAAGATAAAGATAAGTTTGCAACAGGTCCTTGGTGTAAGGAAAAAGATTGGGTGATCTTTGCAAGATATGCAGGATCACGTTTGCCAATAGAAGGTGGAGAGGTGCGATTATTAAACGATGATGAAGTGTTAGGGACAATAAAAGATCCTGAATCAGTTCTTCATTATATTTAACATAGGAAGGAACTATGCCAGAAGAAGAAAAAAAAGAAAACATGGTTGATGTCGGTGAAGCAGATCAAGAAGCAACCGAAATTAATCTTGATGAGCAAGCGAAAGAAAATGAGAAGAAAGAAACAGAAGTTGAACAGGTAGAAGAAACACCTGTAGAAACTGAAGAAACAAAAGATGAGAAAGAGGACGAGTTAAAAACTTATAGCGAAGGCGTTCAAAAACGTATTGCTAAACTTACTCGTAAAATGAGAGAAGCAGAAAGACAAAAAGAAGAAGCTATTGCTTTCGCTCAAGTCACAAAAAAAGAAAGAGATGAACTGCAAGGTAGATTCTCTAAACTTGATAAGTCTTATGTTGATGAGTTTGAAAACAGAGTTAAGACTAATATGGATGCTGCAAGACAAGCTTTAAAAACAGCTATTGAAGCATCAGATGTAGATGGTCAAGTAAAGGCACAAGAGCAAATAGCTACGCTAACTGCAGATGCAGCTAGATTATCATCTTTGAAAGCCATTAAAGAAGAAGAGCCAAAACAAGAAAAAGAAGTAAATGTTACTCCGCAAAGGACACAATCAGTGCAAACTGACCCTAAAGCTGAGCAATGGGCTTCTAAAAATACTTGGTTTGGTAATGATTCAGCAATGACTTACACTGCTTTTGATCTACATAAACAACTAGTCGAGGTGGAAGGTTATGATCCTAAGTCTGATGAATATTATGAAGAAATAGACAAAAGAATTAGGGTTGAATTTCCACAGAAGTTTGATAGATTAGATGACTCTGCTGAAAGAGCAAGACCTGCTCAGACAGTAGCTTCAGCTAGACGTCCAAGCGGTACAGGACGCCGAAAAACTGTGAAACTCACTCCATCACAAGTAGCAATTGCTAAAAGATTAGGAGTGCCACTCGAAGAGTACGCAAAACAATTAAACGCGAAGGAAGGAGCGTAACATGGAAAACGAAACTAAAACTTCACGCGCGAGTCAAACAAGAGCAAAGGACAAACGTCCTGCAACTTGGACTCCCCCGTCATCACTTGATGCACCACCTGCGCCTAACGGTTATAGACACAGATGGATAAGAGCTGAAGTTCTTGGAAAAGACGACACTAAGAACATGTCAGGTAAAGTCAGATCAGGATGGGAACTCGTAAGAGCAGACCAATATCCAGAAACTGATTATCCAACTGTTAAAGAAGGCAAATATGCAGGAGTCATAGGGGTTGGCGGCCTTGTGCTGGCAAGGATACCAGAGGAGATCGCGAAAGCTCGTGAAGCATACTTCAGGCAACAAACTGAAGCAAAAGACGAAGCCGTGAACAACGATCTCATGAAGGAACAGCACCCAAGTATGCCTATCAATAGTGAAAGGCAGACTCGTGTAACCTTCGGTGGTACAAAGAAAAGTTAATCTTTTAACAATTCTAAATATTGCCGATTAAATTAAACGGAGATAAACAACATGGCTAATAAAAACAGTCAAGGGTTTGGATTAAGAATGGCAATGAGAGTAGGCAACACACCTGCAATTCAAGGTCAGTCTAAATACCAAATAGATGCTGGACATGGTGCTAACATATTCCAAGGTGAGCCTGTGAAAGTAAACCTCCATGCTGCAACTGGTGGTTATTTAACTACCGCTGCTGCTGGAACTGCTATGGTTGGAACTTTAAATGGTGTAACATATACTGATGCAACATCAAAGAAACCAACTTTTAGTAACTTCTTTCCAACAGGAACTACACCTGCGAATAGTGAGGACGTGCAAGCATTTGTCAACGATGACCCTTTTCAAGAATACATCGTTGCAACAGACGCTACACTAGGTGGTACAGTTGCTTTAAGACAATCCAAAATTGGACAAACTTATGCAACAACTGCTGCTGCAGGTAGTACATCAACAGGATTATCAAGCGTACAAATCAGTATTGCAACAGCAGCTTTAACTGCTAAGCAATTAAGAATTGTTAGAATCGCTGAGGATCCAGAAAACGAAGATCAAACAGCTGCGAACTGTTCAGTTATTGTAAAATGTAACTTGCATCAGTACCTAGTTGGATCTTTGGCAACAGGCATATAAGGAGGATAAACAATGGCCATATCACGACAACAACTAGTCAAAGAACTAGAGCCAGGTTTAAATGCTTTATTTGGCCTGGAGTACAAAAGATACGAGAATCAACATGCAGAGATTTACGATGTTGAGAATTCAGACAGAGCTTTTGAAGAAGAAGTAATGTTATCAGGATTCGGAAACGCGCAAGTCAAAGCTGAAGGATCTGGTGTATCATTCGATGACGCACAAGAAACTTTCACTTCTCGTTATAATCACGAAACAATTGCACTTGCATTCGCAATCACAGAAGAAGCGATTGAAGACAACTTGTATGACAGACTCGCGTCTAGATATACAAAAGCATTAGCAAGATCGATGGCAAACACTAAACAAGTGAAAGCCGCAGCCGTTCTTAACAATGCATTCAATGCTGCTTTTGCTGGTGGTGACGGCAAAGAGCTATGTGCTACTGATCACCCAACAGTAGCGGGATCATTCTCGAATGAGTTGGGAACATCAGCAGACCTTAACGAAACATCATTGGAGCAGTCTTTAATTGACATTGCTAAAATGACTGACGAAAGAGGTCTTAAAATTGCAGCTAGAGGAGTAAAAATGATTATTCCTTCTGAGTTACAATTTACTGCAGAAAGACTTATGAAGTCTGCAGGTAGAACAGGCACAGCTGACAATGATATTAATGCAATCGGATCTATGGGAATGGTTCCACAAGGATATGTGGTTAACAATTACCTAACAGATACAGATGCGTTCTTTATCAAAACAGACGTACCAAATGGTATGAAAATGTTTGTCAGAGCTCCATTGAAAACTGCAATGGAAGGTGACTTCGATACTGGTAACGTTAGATACAAAGCTAGAGAGAGATATTCATTTGGATTCTCTGACCCTAGAGGTATCTTCGGATCTCCAGGAGCGTAATAAAAAGATTTATGTGGCGAGACAAGTCTCGCCACATATGATATAAAAGGTGTGAATATGAAAAATTTCCTAGTCAAAATATATGCGTATCATTACAAAATGGAGATAAAAATTACCTGTAATGAAGGTCCTTTAGATATAGAAAACGCTATTATTGACAAATTGGGAAAAGGTGATATAAAATGGGAATATCTTGGAGAAATGAACGATCCAAGAATTAAACGAATAACCTACGAGGAGGTTATTAATGGAGGAGATGATGCAACATCTACAGGACCTGTATCACAAAAAGAAGGGTCTGGATCTAGAGTGGGAGCAGGAGCATCTTAAAGAGGGTAGATATACTCTCAATAT